GAGGGTGAAGCAGCAGTATAAGCCATTCGTTCAACAACAATTTGACTTGGTAATTGATTACATATAAAAGTTAATGGTGATGTTTGATCCGCACTAGCAGATGTTTTTGCTTCAATATCACTAAATGTTGCTATTATATTACCAGCACCATTTGTTTCCGTTGATAATCCTTCCTGATCTATATTACATCTTAATACAATTATACTTTGATTATTATCAACTACTTTATTTGATTTATCACTATTAGCACATATTTGAACAACAGCAGAGGTCACTTCAACTAAACACTTTCCTTTATTGCGTATATCAACATTATTTAAAACATAAGTAAAACTTGATTTATCGCTATTTAATGAAACAGAAGCATCTAAACTATTTAATTTTAATATTTTGATATTATTCATTATATATATATATAATATTTATTTTTCATTATTATTTTCATTTAAATATATTTCTAATGTTTCATTATCTTTTACAATTTGTAATTCTTTTTCTAAAAAAGACATATTATTTAATTCTTCTTGTTCTTTAATATAATCTTCTTTATTAATATTTTTAATAGTATCATAATATATTTTTTTTATTAATAAGGTGTACATAGGATCTGGATATTTATTATATTTTGAATCAACCATACTTTTACAATAAGCAAATAAAGCTTTTTTATGTTTTAATTCTACCCAACTATCATCAACAGGTTCATCTAAAATTTTATCTGCTGGATATTTGTCTAAAAATTCTTGTCTATAATCTCTATTAAAATCTACTTTATAAATTTCTGCTTCCTCCGATCCTTCCATTATATTATATATAATATTTTTTTTAAATTAAAAAAATTTAATTAAAAGATTAATTAAAATTGAGCTTCTACAACACCATTTGGGTTGTGTACAAACATGCGATCATGGAGTGCTAATGTGACGGCAGTAGATGCGGATGGAGAAGAGCTAAAAGTTATTTCTAGATTACTTGGACCTCCTGCGGTAGTGTCTAAACCTTGTAGAATTAATCTTTCATCACTGAATTTTTTAAGGTCTACACACATTGATCCGTGTCCTACGGAAGCATTTGCTGCGTCATCATCCGCTAACCACTGTGTGACTGAAACAGCAGAACAAACAGCATGTGTTTTTCCATGTTTAGCAAATACTTTACTTGCCTCTATGTATGAGCGACATGTATTGGTGCTGCTAATCTCAACATCATCGGAAGGATATGATTCAGACATAATACGATATTTATAGCTTGATATATTTGTTAAGTTAAAAGCATTTAAACTATTTTTAGTTTGAGTATTTAAATTTTCAGAAGTTCTTACTAGTGTACATAAGCCATTTAATGAGCGATAGCTTGAATTTATTTGTAGTGATTGTTTGCCTCCTGAGGCAGCAATAGCATTTACAATAGTATTTACAGATTGACCGACCCACATTATTGGAGCACTTGCTACTTGTTGAGCGTATGAAGCCATAATCTGTTCATCAAGGATTTGATAGCATGGAGCATAATAACGGACTTCAGAAACTGTATAAGTAAAAGGAGCATCAACAGTAGCTGCTTCAGTAAAAGCATTAGCAAATGAATCTAATGTAATTTCAATCTGAAAGCTATTCATACCAGCTGGAAGAGCTTTTTTGAAATATGTATTCAAGAAAGCACAATTTAATTTAATAGCTACATTTATAGAATTACCTGCGGCTCCAGCTTTGGCTAAATCAACACCTAACGCATCGGATTCTAATGCAGCACCACCAGCACCAACAGTAGCAGCTTGGTAAGTTAAATCATTAATATTACTCTGCCATAATTCATCATATAAGTGATATACATTATAATCTGAAATAGATTCTACTTTGCCCGAGCTGCCGGCTACAGCAATTTCTAATTTTTGAATAACACATGCTCCATTACCAGTTAAATGAGCTTTGTTTGTACCATTAGCATCAGTGTGATTAGAAGCAATATTCATATATAAATAACCTTTTGATGTATCAATGAATTTATCACTAGCAGCAACTGGGATTAATATTTTATTGTTTGAGCCAGAGTTGTAAGAAGCACTTGTAGCATCAAAACGGCTTAAAGTTGTTTTGCTCGGGATCGCATCAGCTCCCGTGACGCTGTATCTCATAGAAAGTGGTAATGATTCAGTTAAAGACATTCTTTATACATTTATATTAGAAAATAAATTTGAAATTTTAATATTATAACTATTATATTTATGAAAGTCATAGAAAATTTAAAATTAAAAAATTTTGATTTAGTTAAGCAAAATGTTGATGATTTATCAAATTTGCCTTATATACCCACACCGCCTTTAGAACCTATTAATATGTTCTCATTTTTTGTTGGGGCATCTGGAAGCGGCAAAACAAGTTTAGTATTAAAATTATTATGTAGTCATCCTACAAAAAAACATCCAGAAAAAAGTCGAGCGTATTACAAGCTATTTGACAAAATATATTTAGTATCTGCATCTTTACAAAGTTTGCCACTAGATAAATTAAATTTAAATGAAGATAGAATATTTAATAAATATAGTGATGAATTAATGAAAAATATTATTGAAACAGAGCAAGAAGATGAAGAAGGTAATAATGTATTAATAATATTAGATGATGTAATTAAATCATTAAAAAATAATAAAGAGGCAGAATATTTAACAAAATGTATATTGAATAGAAGACATATTTTAAATAAGGGAGATGGTAAGGGTGGTTCCTTATCAATTTGGATTATGAGCCAAAAATTTAATCAATTACCATTAATATTTAGAATTAATACATCCTCAGTTTTTTTGTTAAGATCGGTTATCCAAAATACAAAAGAAAAAGCTTGTATAGTTGATGAGCTTATGGCTGATTTAAATAAAGAAGAAGTTGAAGAAGTATTTAAATTAGCATTTAAAAAAAAATATAATCATTTACTTATTTTAAATAAGAAGCCGAAAAATGAAAGATATTATAGTAATTTTGATTTGATTAAATTTGATTCAGATTCTGAATTAGATTCTGATTCTGATTAAATTATTCTTGTAAATTCAAATTTTTGCATTAATTTATTATATTCTTCTTTATATTTATCACTTGCTTCTTGTGCCGTTTCAAATGTTCCTAGATATTGTTTCTTACCATTTTCATCTCTAATCACACTAATAAATTTTTTCCCAGAAATATATACACCTGTAATTCCTGATTTAGACATTTTTTTTAATCTTTTATTTCTACTATTTCCACTAGAATTAATATATCTTAAATTTTCTAATCTATTATCTAAAATATTACCATTTATATGGTCTATATATTTTAATGATTTATCAGGACATTCTAAAAAATGTAATGCTATTAATCTATGAATTAAATAACATTTTTGTAATCCATTTTTATGTAAATTAATCATTAAATATCCTTTATTATTTTGTGTTAATTTAATAATTTTATAATGTTTATTCATAACCATTCCATTTTTATTTATCCAATAAATTCCTTCATAGCCTGTGATTTGTTTATATGTCATTTTTAATTATAAATTAGAAAAAAAAATAAATAAAATAACTTATATTATAAATTAATAAAAAAAAATATTTTGATTTAATAAATGGACCCACTATTAACTCCTATGATATTAACTATATCAATACAAGGATTTATTTCTATTATATCGCAAATCCAACATTCAAGATGTACTAGTATTAATTTAGGCTGTATGAGCTGTGAAAGAAAGGTTCCAGCAAATCAAGAACCAGTCCATGAATTTGAAAATAATAATAATAATTTATAATTTATCACAACTCCATAAAAATGTTCTACTATAATAATTACTAGATTCTTTATTATTTTTTGTTAATTTATTATTTTTATCTTTAATAGCTCCAGACCTTTTACAATAATTTTTTTGTCTCTTTTTATCATTATTATCTAAATCAGAATATAATTTTAAATCAGTTGTATCTTTAAAATGTTTATATCTTTTATCTCCAAAATCTATTTTTTTTCCGCTTGGTGTAATTACAGAATACTTTTTATGTTTTTTTTTTGATTTTTCAAATTTAGGTTTCATATATATATATAAACTAGAAAAAAGCCATAGTTGTGCTAGTTTTTTTTACATCATTAAAATCAATATCATATTCATCTATTTCATTCCAACTCCATATTCCATTTTGCATTTTATATTTCATTTTAATAAAATTCTTAAAATAATCATTTATTACTTTTTGATTTACACCATTTTTGATTAATTTTTTAATACATTTAATCATGGTATTATTATCCCAAACAATACTTAATATATATAAATTCCATGCTTTGTCTTCATCTTCAAATATATTAATATTTTTTTCATCTAAATCAAGCATCATAGATTTAAATTTTTTAAAATCTTTTTTTAATTGATATTCTAAATCACAATTTAAAATAATTTGCATTTTATTAATTATATTTATTTTTTTTTTAAATGTATTTTATCTACTTGGTATGATTTACTTTTTGGATTAACAGATGCATATACTCTAGCCATAGCCCACTGTTGAGGATTTTTTACTGATTTTCTTACAGAAGAAGGATTATTATAATAGGCTCCTTCACCTTTTTCAAATATAATTTTTAGTCCACTTAATTTATAACCTGTAATATCTGATATTTCTTTTAAACTATGTGGTTCATTTAATTTAAATCCATATTTTTTATTAAATTGTTGTTTATAAGTTAATACCATAATATATATATAATATTTTTATTTAATTATTTTCCAACTTCTTTCATAGCCATTTTGTGGGCTTCCTGAAAGCATAATCCACTTAACATAGCTTTTTTCATCATATCCATATGTTTTTTACTATGTTTAGATTTTATTTCCTTCATTAAATCTTTTTGAACTTTACTTAATTCTTTTTTTGGTTTCATTTTTGCATCTTTTTTTTTCATTACAACAACAACCATTTTTGGTTTATCATCTTTTTTTTTAGTATGATAAGGCATTATATTTTTATATAATATATTTATTATGAAATTGAGCCTTCTAAAACTTGTATCCTACTTTTTAATAGTTCAA